TCCGGGCGCTGCGACTGGTGGCACAATCCGCGGTCCTGGCACGGGCACGTCTGACTCGATCCCGGTGATGTTGTCGGATGGCGAGGAAGTCACTCGCGCATCAATGGCTGACAAGTTCCGGCCATTGCTGAAGGCAATCAACGCTGACCGGGTTCCGGGTTATGCAACGGGCGGCACGGTCGGCTACGCAACGACCCCGCAGTATGTCCCGCAGTCGCCGTCTGGTTTTGCGTCTCAGTCTGCGGCGCCGATTACGGTCATGGTCGCTTCTAAGGGCGGCGTTGATCTTCTCAAGTATGTCGATGTGACGGTGCAGCAGGCGGGTGTCACTGCTGGGCGGGTTCGTGATGCTCAGTTCCGTCGTGGCTGATTCGTTTGACCGCAATTCAATAGAGGAGCCTCATGGCTAACAGTCCAACGATCACAACATATTTGGGTGCGAATCCGTGCCCTCGAGCGGAGGTGTTGTTTGAGAGTTTCGCGGCGGGCACGGTGAAGGTGACGGTGTATCGCGCGACCGGTCTGCGTAGGTATCAGGTGCGCGGTGCCGTGAACGCCGCGGTTGCCGGCGCGCTGACCCGGATCGACTTTGAGATCCCGTTCGGCGTGCCGGTGAGTTATTGGGCCGAACAGTTCGATGCTGGCGGGTTGCCTCTTGGCGAAACGGACAAGACGACAGCCACGCTCAACTGTTGGGAGACGTGGGTGCATAACCCGCTCGACCCGCACGGCGCAACGACCGTGCAGTTCCGCACACGCGCCGCACAGTCCATCGTGCGGCCCGTTGAGGGCGGGGTCGTGCATCCGCAGGGGCGCCGTGTTGGCGTGCTCGTGTCGGGTCAGCGTCGCGGTGTCGAGAACGTAGACCTCACCGTTGTCACGGACACGATCGAGCAGGTCGACAAGTTGCAGGCGATGTTCGGCGACTACGAAACGAGCATCCCGCCGATCTTGTGCATTCGGGTGGGTGGCGGTGACCAAATCAGGTTGCCGCGCCCATTCTTTGCCGCGGTCCTCTCTGCGTCTGAGGAACAGGTCAACTACACGATCGGCATGGGCGAGCAGATCACGACGGCGATGGCGGGGTCCGAAGTCTCGCCGCCAGTCCCGGGCCTCTTTATTCCGCTACTGACTCGCGCGGACTTGAACGCATACTACCTGACCCGCGCGGCTCTAAGCGCAGATAACCCTACTCGCCTCTCAGTTAACAGACGATACGATTTGACAGGAGCTGGCGCATGAGGGCTCATACGGACCAACTAGCGGAAGTTCTCAAGGGGGCACCGTCGCGCCGCCTGATTGCCGATGTTTTCCACGGCACGGATCGGGTAATGCAGGATCTCCCCTTGACGTCGTGGACGCTTGACGGCGACCTGAACGCGGAGGTGAAGCATGGCGGGCGCGGTACGGTCACGCACGCATCGGTCGCTGGTGAGTCCCTGGTACCGATTGGTTCCGAGGGCATCTTGTCGCCGTTTCGTGCGTCGCTGTTGCTGCTCATGGAGATCAGCGCGGGTGACTTTTCGGAGACGATCACCCTTGGCTGGTTCCGCATTACGAGCATTCCGAGCGCCCGCGACTTTTACGGGGACGTGAACGGTGTCTCGACGGTTATTTCGTCTCAGGTCGAGGTCATCTTCGAGTCACTGGACGTGAACCTGAAGCGTCGCGGGTTTCGTTCGGAGCAGCAGCCCCCGTCGCTGACTTCGGTTTACACGGAGTTGCGGCGCATTACGAACATGCCGGTGCTTGAGACTGTCGCCGACAAGGCTATCCCGACCGCCATCGTCTATGAGGCGACTCAGGGCGGGCGGCTGAAGGCCGTGCAGTCGTTGGCGGGGTTGCTGGGTGGGGTCGCTGTTGTGAACCCGTCAGGCGCCATCGTCGTCGTGCCGAGTGTGGCTGGCGCGTCTAACGCTGAACTGGTCGTTGGCGCACAGGGCACGGTAATGGATGTCCCCTACGCGATCGAGACGGACACGGTTTACAACTGCGTAGTCGGCAACTTCGAGGACGCCGACCGTAACCCGATCTATGCCGTCGCTGAGGTCACGATCGGCCCAATGGCGACCGGTGCTGTTGGTGGCGAGAACACCCGCTACTATGCCTCGGATTTCGTGAAGACTCAGGCGGGTGCAGATTCCGCAGTCGCCGCGATTCTCTCCCAGTCGACGGGGCAGCAGGAGTTCAACGTGGACATTCAGTGTGTCGTGAACCCGCTGCTTGAACTGGGCGACGTGACCGACGTTCTCGGGCACGTTCGACCGTTGAAGGGGCAGCTCGTGAAGTATTCGATGAGTGATTCCCCGCTGATGAATGTGACCCTCGCCTCGTCTAGGACGCTATGAGTACCGCCGACGAGCTAATACTCAAGCAGCTAAAGACGATCCCCGATGTGGCGTCGAAGCTGGGCGTGTTCGTGCGGATGTCTGGGCAGCTTGCCGTCATCAACGTGGGCGGGTCGACCATCTCGGTCCCGGTGTCTGGTTTCTATCCGCCGATTGCGGGCATGAGCGTGCAGCTTGAGCGCCGCAACGGGTCGCTGATCGTTACGGGGCCATCGAAGCAACTGCCGGCGCTGGGCGTTATGACGTCGAGCGGCACCCCGAAAGCCACAGTTCTAGCGGGTGGCATTGAGTACACGCTGGGGATGCGGGACACGTATACGCCGACGATTGGCGATGACGTTGAGATCAATTGGTTCTCGGGTCTGATTCAGGGGAAGGTCAAGGGGCTCGCGGCTGTGACGCCGACGTTTGAGAATCCTCCCGCGGGGTCGGCGCCGTTCGAGAACCTGCGCATCATGGCTGAGACTTCGGGCAGCTACATCGAGCGGTGGTGGACGAATGACGTGTACAACGGCAACTCGAACACCGGCGCATGGTTCTACGGCGCCCGAGTCGCTGACGGCTTGCGTGGCGCGACGATCTCCAAGATTGAGATTTACCTGAACCCTCGCCGCGCTTCCGGTTACGCGCCGCAAGTTGGCACGCACACGTCGGGGTCAAAGCCTGGCGGGAACGTGACCGTCTCCAATCAGGTTGCGCTCGAGCCTCGCAGCGGGTGGGTCGAACTTGACGCGGCGTGGGCTGGCATCTTGCAGGCTGGCGGCGGCATTGGCGTTACCCCTTCCGGTTATACCATCTGGCGCGGCACTGGCTCTGATGCTCTCTCAGGCGCGCTCCGGTTCTCTGGCACTCGCTAACCCTCAACCCTCTCGGCCCCGCTTCGGTGGGGCCTTTCGCATTTAAGGAGAATCACTCATGGCCGCTGGTGCAGCTAAAGGCAATCGTGGACAGCCCACATTCCCAACCAACGAAGCCCCTGATCTGGGTGTTGACGAAGAGGCCGTGTCGAACTTCGCCGCGGTCGTCGGCACTCGTCGCGTGGGCACGACCGCGGAACGTAACGCGCTCATTGCGCCCGAGCTGTTCGTTGGCCTCGCGTGGGGTGACACGACGGACGGCGCTGAACACAAGTACCTGTCGGGTGGTTGGAAGCGGCTGTCACCGACGCGCGGCATCGCCACGTTCACCACGGACGCAGCGGGCCTTGGCGCCATTTCGCATGGACTCGGCACTACCCCCGTTGCGGTTTCGCTGACGCCCGCACACACCACCGACGCGGTAGCTAGCGTTTTCAAGCCCGTGGCGGGAGCGTTGAGCGGGTCGAGCATTCAGGTTGTTTGCTTCCGCAGCGACACGAGCGCGCGACTGGCCACGACGTCGGTTCAGGTTCACTGGGTGGCGTTCCCCTGATGGGCGCGTTCACGATCATTCGCCCGGCAAATAAGGAGCCGGGGCGGGTGTACATGGATAAGGCGGTGCCGGGGGTTTCGACCATCCCGCACAACGGTAACGATTACGGGTGGGGCAGCGGCCGGCAGATTTATGCGGCTGCTGACGGCACTGTGCAGTTCGTTCGCTGGTCATCGACCACGAAGACGAATAACCGCTCGGGTGGGTACGGGAATTACATCATCATCGACCACGGCGACGCGTACGCAACGCTGTACGCCCACCTGCCGAACACGCGCCCCCTGGTGTCTGTCGGCGACCGCGTTAGTTCTGGCGAGATCATCGCGTGGATGGGCAACACGGGCAATGCATCCGGTGTCCACCTGCACTTTGAGGTTCGGTATCGCGGCAACATCGTTGACCCGAATCTATTCCTTGCTAGCAACTCCACTGCATCGAGCTCCTCCACGCCTACACCCATCGAAGTCCTCGAAACCTTACCCGATTTTGGAGTCAAAATGCCTAACCGTTTCATTACCCGCGATGGTGTTTCCCCGTGGTTCATCACTGACGGACTCACCAAGCGACTCGTCGCTGACTGGAAGGAATCGCAGGCCCTCGTTGATTGTGGCCTTGCGATCTTCGAAGAGAAGACGAACGGCGTGAATATTGTCGGCGGGCTGGTCGATACGATCCCGAACGCTTGACGTGCACCCTCGGCGACTGTTTCCGCAGTCGCCGAGGGCTAACCCACTTCCTGAAAACCAGAAAGGGGCATAGCTATGGACGCTACCCACAATTGCCCATATTGCGAAGTTGAAACCGTCTCATGCT